ACGGAATGAAGCCATGTTTATGCACAATGATGTGCCGCCGAGACTAATAAAACTTGGAAGGGTGGCGATCAGTGAAATCGTATCCGCAGAATCGATCCCAGTAATTCTCCCAAGTTTTGTTCGTAGGCATAATGGAGACAGAAATCGGACCATAGTCATGGTTTTTAAACCATTCTTCCATCCGAATTTGTGAAGAAACAGCCAAGCCGTATTTCGACTCGACCACCCTACGCGAATCCTCGTGAATTTCAAGAGTCTGAACTGGACCTGATTTCCACCACTTAACAGCAGCTTCCATCTGGTCACGCTCCCACAAATTCAACCTCATTTTATGTCTTCTCTCAATGTTAGATTCCATCGTATGATTCAATACCCAAATACAAAGGTCTTGAATCACTGGGCACCCCCTATACTGATATAGAAGGGACAAAGCCTTGCACCTAATAATAGACTCCAAAGTCGACTGCTTCGCATCTTTGTACTGCGAATTCAGCCAACCAAAATTTACAACTACGTCCAAAGGGTCAGTTAACGTAGCTAGAGCATCAGGTGAAAAGACTATGCCGCAAAAGGAAGCCATTGAGACGTTAGTATGTCTTTCCAACTTGACTGTCAGTCCAAGCCGTTCAAACAAACTTTCATCTAGCTTCCTAGGCAGTTTTGCAAGTCCATCGTCGCCTTCAACGACTAATCTGACTTCAGAAACTGGTATGCCGGATAGTTTACATACATAAAGGAAAATCATATGATTGGCCCAACCATTACCCAAAGACGTGTTCATCTCGCCAGACATACGGCGAGCAGGAATTTGACATTTGACAAGCTTTGACTCACAAAGATTCTTGTCTTTCAAACTATTGACATGTCTCATGAACTCTTTCGCTTCAGGTAATAGCTGTACCATGTGTGTGTATAATGGTGTTTCGAGTGCGTCCATAAGTGCAGCGACGAATGAGGCCTCATATGATGTATAGTCTGTTGCGACTATCTCACCATCATCTGAGCCAAATAAATCTAAAATATATTTGGGTCGCTCGGAAACGGGTATCTTCTTAATATACTGGGGCATAGCAAATACAACATCCGATATCAGCTGGAAAATCGGCCCGACAAACGTTTTAAATTCATCAGTCCTAGAATTAATCCATCTGCAATGTTTGTACTCAAGATAAGTCTCGTCCTTAACGAATGACTTAACTCTGCGATATTTGCGATCGAATTTATCCTCAACCACACTATACTTATTAAGAAGTTCTTTCTTCCTCTCCAGGGTATAACTTGTTTTATCCAACCAACTTTCGACACTAGTATCAATGTCAGGTGCCAATGGAACTAAATTCCTTTTGACGTACTTGGTCACGAACCTCTTAAGACCACGGATTAACTGCCTGTCTGCAACAGGCAGTTTCCTAGCCATCCTCTTTTTCAATCCAGCCTCCACGGTGTCGGTATCGGTGGGATCAACGTGGGGCGGTGCCTGTCCATCGACATGACAACCTGCCGAAACCATGACTACAGGCCGTTCAGTCTGATCACTATCAGTAACAACAGTAATTTTCGCATCTGACGCCTGGTCTTCATGTTTCAACCCTACCTCACTAACCCGATACCCGCGAGCCACCACTCGCATCAAGCGAGGAGGCTGGAGGAAAAAGGAACGCACAAGAACTTCTCAGCTCTAGATCTGTGCAGACCGTATGCAACCAACAATGTAGATTGGGTCACATCATCCGTCACATCTCTAAAGCGTGAGATGTTGGCAGCAAAATATGTGCTAGCTGCCATCTCCAAACGTGTCCCAGCTACCACTGGTGACATGGAAATCGAAGAACGTTTTAACACTGCAATTTGGCTGAGCATTTCGAGACTGATAACCAATACCTGGTCTCTACTCTGCCTAGTTATGCCAATGTTATCAACCCAAGGTGCGTTCGACGTATAATTGCAAGTAACCAACCTAGCATCAGCATGCTTCAAGTCGACAGTTGCACCCATATCGGTACGCATATCAAGGGGATTTGTTTCAATGTCAGCAACGATTTCAAATGAATGATAATCATAGAGGTCTGAAATTGAGTATGTGAATGTATTCCAATTGATCGTGAACTTCTTGTTGTGCTCTAAATAATGAAATAGTAAACCAGCACAAGCAAGGATGATGAAAAGGAAAAATGTAAATAGGAGAACCACAACACATGAGTCAGTAATAACACTCGTGTCCTCCATGAAGATCGAACGAAATGTTAATATTAACAACATGGTTATGAAAGGAATCGTGCTTAAGCACGCAAGGATTTGATATAATTTTGACGAGACGATCCTGGGTGTGTGAAACCTGAACTCGTGGCCAATAAGATCGGCAGAACACCGTTCTTCTTCAGCGGCGTCAGCAGCTTCGTCGATTTTAGATTGCTTGAGCTCTCTAATGACGTCATCTGCGGCTTTGGTCTTGGCCTCCAGATCGCGTATTTGATCGGCGACTGTTTTAAGCGCATTATCGTG